CTCCTGCTGGTCACCCGTACCGTAAGCACGAGTTCCCATTTCACCCGTTCACACACCCGCTTCTTCGACGGACTGTCGATGGAAAGCGTATGTTCTCCAAAATCATCCGTTCACATGTACTTGGCCCCCACTCCCGTAAAGAGAAGGAGATGGAGGAAAAGTACACCAAGGAACTTCTCGCTGAGAAACACCCTCTTCTTTTCGGCTTCGTTCCTCAGACCGCATCGAAGCATGACAAGAGACCGAAGCATCTGCTTGGTAGCCTGAGAATCAATGGTACGATTGGTGCACATCAGCATGATTTGTACGAGCGAGATTACGCTCGATGGAAGCAAGCGAATCCGACGGTCGAGCAAGACCTCATCGGAATGGGACTATCTGGTGACGAACTTGAGCAGGAAATGCGTCACCGTCACGTCGACGAACGCGCCGAGATGTGGGAGACTGAAGACACCGTCATGGGTAAAGACGGGATGGTTCACCCGACTCAACTCGGCCACATGGACTACATGCTCGGTTTGGAGTGGCTATCTCCTGAAGAGCGCACGAGAGTCAAGGAGCACATCAAGGAGCACGGAGACTCACGTCAACAAGTCAACATCCGAATGGGTGAATCGATAACGGGTCGCGACAACATCAACATCCCATACGCTCGTTTGGTCTACAACGCGCTGTACCGTATGACACCCGAGATGCACTGGGCGACTAACTCTCCAATGTTCTCTGGTCGCAACAAACATCTCCTTCTGGAAGACAACGAGAATGACTTCCATCACGGTGAAGGACGATTCGAGCAGGCCGCTACAACTCGTGAGGCTCACAAGATTCGCACTCACGGTGGTAACGATGTATCAGTTGCAGGTCTGATTCTGAATGAACTCAACGATTTGTATGATGATGAGAGAAGCGAGCAAGGACACAAGCGACTTGAGTATCTACCTCGATTCGATGTCCAGAAGAATGGATTCCCTCCGATTGTAGAATATGATGACCTTAGAGAGTCGACCCTGAAACACTTCGGAAAGAAGGGTATGGGTGCTGGAGGAGTTGAGCGAACTCGCCTACATCCGAGTGACCTCAAGTTCCTTGCAGGATATCATCCTGAAACAGATGAGGTCATTGAGGACCACCCCATCTACGGTCCTGTTGAGCGGGATGAGAATGGTGAGCCGCAAGCATTGGTTCCTCGTGACTTACTCGATGAGGTACTGAGGGATGTTAAGACCAATGCGAATGTTGGACAGCAAGCCAAGAACTGGCGTAAGCATCGCTCTTTCCTCTCATCTCCTTTCGGTCCTCATCCTGACCGCATGGATGAATCTCCCACATATTGGCAATTGTCTGATGACGGGCAATACACGTTCGGTCCTGCGGCATTTTGGAATCAGACATTTGCCGCTCACGGTGGGGCAGGTATGTCACCTTCAACTTACATGGAGATGATTCATTCCTCCAGCATTCTTGACCCTGAGAATGATGTTTCTGTCTTCTTTGACATGGGTGGAGCACGCACTCAGAAACAACAAGGAATTCACCCGAACGAGAGGAACGAGTCACTTGCGATGCATTTCTCTCCAGAAGAATCTCACGTGATTGGTGAATTCGGCCTTGACCCAACAAAGGGGTACGATATGCCGACATTCAACCGATACTACCCCCCTATGACTGCGAGAAATGTATTCTCTCCATTCGGTGTGACAAGGAAAACTGCGAGTGAAGGCTCCACGGAGAAGAACAATCACGCTGATATGGCTTCTTCACTTTCTCCGATGCTTGAATATCGAATTCGCCACATGACTGCTCAAGAGAAGCGTGACATCGAGGGAGCACTACGACCACACCATCCGATGATTACGAGAAACTCATTCAAGCGCTCTCCTCCCTCCAGAGCATACAGTGGGAGAACAGACGACTCACACATCGATGCGAATTCAAAAGACGCGCATTACATGAAAACACTCCTTGGACAGGCGAACCCTCCGAACGAGCCTGCTGAGAAGTCGGTCCATTCGTACAAGGATTACGTGCGAAATCGAGACGTCGCACATAGTGGCGGTTTGTCGCACGATGAGATGTTGGAGCATTTCGGATGGGGTATGGCTCGTATGAGTCAGGACCAGTTGAAGCGACGATATTTGACAACCAAGTCGAATCTTCCAGCACTACGCTTGATTACCAATACAGCGAGAATGCTTGGCACAACAAGCCCTGCACAAATCAAGCAATATCTCGATGAGGGAGACTTCAGCGAATTGAAGGCTCACATGAACATTCCTCAAAGTGATGAGATTGACGTACAGGGTGTTGAGAAGTTCATCAACGAAATGGCAAACGTGGTTCATGGGGAAGAAACGTCAGCACGCACGAAGGCAAAGAAGCGTATTCGCTCCGGGCCGAATCCCCTCAAGGGACTCAATGCGATTCTCCATTTCGGCGGCTCACTCCCTGCCATGGAGCGAGAACAAGAAGCAACCGACCTCGCTGAAAAATCAACAGCAGAGTATGTGCAGTTGTTGAATCAAGTCGAAGACCTCAGGAACACTGGACGAGAAGTTCCAGAACAACTTGAGCGTGACCTCCGTGAAAGTGCTGAACGTAACCGACAACATCAGGTTGCTCTTGAAAGGGAAATGAGTACATCACTTAGGAATCTCAAGTCCAACAAGCACTACGAGAAGGATGAGAACATTCGTGAAGCCTTGATGAGAAGTCATCGTGGACTTGTTGCCCAAGTCGCACGCGATGTCATCATGCCGAAGATGTTGGAGTTCGATGGCTCTGCTTTCGACCCACAATCTCCAGCATTCCTCGCGAATAGTGCTCGTGCTCTCAGAGACGCTGAGCGCTACATCAAGACAGTTCCTCACTCAGTTCATGGTCTCAAATCAGCCGGGTATGATATTGGGTATCAACTCAAGGAGACAAAGCGACTCGGTGGTGATTTCCACAAGGACGTTGCTCGTCATCTTGCCGAAGAAGGAGCACTCATTGACGGTAACATGTCCGTGAGTCAGGTTCTCGACTTGCTCGGTATGAGAGTGACGCCAGAAACGAAGGAGCACGCTCGTCGAGCAATCGATGCATCGAACGAGATGAACTCACCCCTCAGAGTCTCAACCATCGGCTCTCTCCTGTCAACAGGTAAGATGAACATCGGAGGACATACGACTGAGCATTATGCGATGACGGATGAATTGGCGAACAAGCCTGAGGAGGAACTTACTCCGATGGAGAAGTACGTCCGTGATGCACACGAACATGGGCACCACGAAGCCATTGGTCGAGCCAGTCAAGATGGATTCGGGAAGGAAGCAGACTGGAAGCAATTTACTGGGCATCGAATGCCTCAGTTCATGCATAGCATGTTCCGCACGAATGTGCACGCCGCACCACTTGTTCAGAATGCGTTAGGCATCATCGATGCTGGACAAAGTGTGTATGCTGATGGGATGGACCTCAATGGTCGTGGGACATACAAGAAGGGTAAGGCCAAGAAGACGGCAGAGACCCGGAATTACCTTGACAGCATCGTCCACTTCAACGAGTCGGCTCTTCAGGATGAGGACGACCCTGTGTTCCAAACTCCACAACAGTCTGTTATTGGTAGTCTATCTGTATCTGAAGGACGACCTGTCGGTGCACCATTACCCAGCAATCACAGCATCTACATGACTCACAACACGGGCTTGCTCCCTCACGCTTCTTTCTTGATGGAGCCAACAGTCGGCGTTGACCCAACTCGTAGTGGTGAATTGATTGTTGGTGACCAGATGGGTCCGGGACTGTATGCCACTCCCACAATGGAAGACTTGTCCACGCTACACGGTCAAGAGATTGCACAACAGGGTATCGCTGCTGCACCACCACATCCTGATTCATCTATCGCACACCAAAGGATGGACACCAGAGACTACTCCATTCCTGCTGAGAGCCCAACAAGAGTTGCCACTGGTGAAATGACGACACTCGTCAACTCGCTTCTTAACTCGGATTTGTTGAAGGAAGACAAAGCGGAGTGGGCTCCACTTATTCGCCCGATGCATCGCATCTTCGCATTGGATGACCTTGAGCATCTACGTGGTTTCAGCGGCTCTTGGGTTGTATCGAAGTGGTATGATGGGCGTCGAGTTCTCATCATCAAGGACGGTGACGAGGAGCGAGTCGTAGATGAGAAGAATCGCAAGGTCGGTATCAAGAAGGCGATTCGTGAGTCAATTGAGAAGTTGAACTCCCGCAACTATGTCCTCGATGGTATCCTTGGTGAAAGTGAACTGAATGTGATTGACATCGTGAACTATGACGACAACAATCTGGCTGACATGCAACTCAAGGAGCGCATGAAGATTCTTCGCAGTCAGTTCGACAGTCATGACAAAGTCATCATCCCCGGACCTCATGACACGAAGTTCACAGATACTGAGGGCCTTGCTGAGTCCGTTCGACTGTTGCAGGAAGAACACGAGAACATCATGCTCAGAGATAGTCATTCAACGTACATGAAGGGAGAACACCGACATCCGAAGTGGGTTCTACTCAGGCCGACACGCGATTACAACTTCATCATTCTCAACCGCACAGGTAAGGGTCCGTTCTCCTATCAACTGGGAGCAGGTCCGATTCTTGACGGTTCCATGCTCGGTAACAGAGCAGTTGAGTACGAAGGAAATGAGTACATGGATGTTGGAACGGCTCGGAATCAAAGCAAGCCGTTCAAGGTCGGGGACATTGTACGTGCCAGTGTCACGGGTATCACCAAGAAAAATCGAGGAGGACGAGAAGTCTACAACGTTCAGGTTCGTTCCATCAACGCCATCGGTGAAGGTGAAGGTCCCGCGAGCACTGAGTCACTCGACCTCCTCACCAAGTCATTCTCCCCAATTCAAATTCCCCACGAACTCGACCTCCATAGTGAAGGCATCGTGATTCGACTGCAGGATGTTGACGAAGTCATCTACAAGGCAGAGAAGGTTGAGGATGCTTGGTACATCCATTCACCATTCTCAACGATGGGTGTCATGCATAAGCAGGATTACCCGGTGACACTTGCTGAATCTCTCCTTCCATACTGGGGAAGTGTTGCTCCGCTTCTCCTCGACGGCCACCTCCGAAAGCAGGATGTGACGAACAAGAAACCACCTTCCAGAGAGCGACAGGAGCGACAATCTGCTGGAGTTCTGGATGCAGAGGATGAGAATCGCCTCCTCAAACCCGACGAGAAGAAGAAGGCTCTGTCACTCATCATCCGTGCTCTTGACCGAATCAGCAAGGAGAAGATGACCTCGACAGGTGTGCAAGGACTGGGTATTGGAGTTGGTACTCCTAACTCCGCTCCGACCGGTCCTACGAAACTTCGTGATGATTCAACACTACCTGACTACGATATGCGACCCCGTCCCGGCCAAGACCGAGACAAAGAGCCGGGTGAAGATGATGAAGAAAATCAAGAAATCAAGCATCTAAGGGTGGTTTCTGACGATGGTACCGTTTACGAACTGGATTCTGAAAACGGACAGCCAGTCATTTCAGAGGCTTAACCCTTGATATACCATGACGAGAAATCGTGAGGTAATGCTTACGATGGCTCGACCGAACGAAGGTCTGTCGCTCTTGAAGAGCGGTAGCGACCTCGTCGTTGCGGGCTACGCCAGTGTTGAACTGGTTGACAAGCAGGGTGACCTCATCACTCGGGGCGCACTTCAGGATGCCTTTGACGGCTTCATGAAGGGAGAGCGCTACCGCAACGTTCAGTTGGCTCACTCCAACATTCAGGTTGGGGAAGTCCTCGATTCCTACATCGACTCCAACGGACGAATGTGGAAGTCCGAGGTTGACGACACGGGTATGTTCGTTGTCGTCAAGTTGCGCAACGACATCGAAAAGGCCCGAGAAGTTGCAGCAGAGATTCGCAAGGGGAGCCTCAAGGGCTTCTCCATTGGCGGACAGGCGTTCAAGCGCGTCCGCAAGGCCGACAACACCCGAGGAGAGTATCAAGAAATCTCCAAAATGGAACTCCACGAGATTACGATTTGTGAGAAGGGGATTAACCCTGAAGCACAGTTTCGTATTCTCAAGGAGGATGTGACCAAGATGACAACGGAAGTAGAACTGGCAGATGTGATGTCTCGACTTGAGGCTCGACTTGACGCGATGGAGAAGGGTGAGATGCCTCCCCAACTCCGAGAGCACATGGAGAGCAAGAAGCCCGAGAAAGAAGAGAAAGAAGAGTCCAACGACGAAGAAGAGCAGGAGGACAAGATGATGGAAGAAAAGATGGATGACAAGATGTATGCGAAGGGAGAGGACTTCTCAGACGTTATTTCGTCTGAGTACCTCAACTGGATGGAAAACACGCTTAAGTCTGCGGGCGTCGACACAGAGGCTGCACGCCTCCACTTCGACGACGTCGCTAAGGCTCAACTCGGCGGATTCGACAACCCCGACGCTGTCGACGGCGCTGACTACTTCGGTGGTCAGGTCCGAGGCCGCGCTCAGGAAGCAGGTAGCCCCTCCACGGGCGCTGTCGCGGCCCTGAGCCGAGCCGGTGGTAAGGAGCCCGCCTCCCCTCCGCTCGCCAAGGGTTACCTCAACTCCGACTCCGTCAGCGAGACTGACATCGAGGCGGCTTACGAGGTCTACAAGGCAGCGGCTCTGGAACAGCAGTTCCGAAGCAACCTTGAGGAGCAATTCGCTTCCCGACTCAGCAGTGAGATGGAAGTCGAGAAGGCAGCAGCAGAGCGCGCACAGTTCGACGCTCGCGCTCCCCTCGCTGAAATCATGAAGAGCATCGAGTCGCTCAGTGAGCGAATCGACAACATGGCTACCGAGAGCGTGACCATCCAGAAGTCACTGGACGGAAACAACAGCGTCTCGGTCCCCACCACCAACGAACTCGCCAACATGGACTGGGCGGAGGTTCACAACCTCGCTAACAAGGCCATCAGGGGAGACTGAAACAAGGAGATGATGAAGAATGGCACGAGATTACGTCAAGACAATTACTGACATGGAGCGCTACTACTACGGTGCTGGCACCGCAATGGGGTACTCCTACTCTGGCAGCGAGTTGCTGAAGGCTGACAGCCCGATGCTCTCCACGACCGCAGGGACCTATCAGGCCATCTACGGCCGAAAGGTCTGGAGCCAATTGAACCAAGAGTTCAACGCTTTCTCGATTCTCCCGAAGCGCCCATGGGAGCGCAGTGGATGGCGAGTCATCACCGCACGACCTTCCTTCTCCAAGGGTGGCGGCGTTGCGGAGAATGCGACTCTCCCAGAGACGACCAAGCCGACCTTCCAGCACATTGCTGCGAAGCCCAAGACGGTTGCGCACACCTTCGACATGTCCGAGACGGCGATGTTCCTCGCTGACAAGGACGACGGACTGGGCGACATCCGCTCCATCCTCAAGGAAGAGATGGGTAAGCACCACGCTGAGCACATCAACCGAATGCTCACCGAGGACATCACGACCGCTGCTGGCAACGACTTCGAGTCCCTCGACCGAATCACCTGCGGTGACTCCACGGTCATGACCTCCGGCACCCACTACGACGCTGGCGATGAAGACATCTACTCCATCGACCGAAGCGCCAACACGTGGTCCTTCGCTGAGGGGAACGGTGACACTGGGGCCACGGACCGAGTGCTCTCACTCGACCAACTCGACGACGTGTTCCAGAAGTGCTGGACGCGTGGTGGCAACCCCAAGGTCATCCTGACGGGGTACGACACGCTCATGCGACTGCAGCAACTCCTGCAGTCCCAGCAGCGATTCATGGAAGAGAAGAGGGTCACGCCGACCTACAACGGTGTCAAGGGTGTCCCCGGTATCGAAGCCGGGTTCATCGTCGCCACTTACAACGGCATCCCCATCATCCCCTCCAAGGATGTTCAGAGCGACACCCTGTCTCGGATGTACTTCCTTGACACGGACTACCTCTACTTCAGCACGGCTATCCCTACCCAGTACTACGAGTCTGGTATCGAGACCGGCGACCCCTTCGCCATCAACCGTCTCGGGCAAGAGGGCCTCTACCGAACCATGGGTGAGGTCTGGACCACTTTCTTCGGAGGACACGCGAGCATCCGCGACCTGAAGTGATACCTTCGGAGATGATGAAAACAACAGGAGATGAAGAAGTATGGCAGTAACCTTTACACGAAGCACTGGAAGCGGCGGCGTTATGACCGTCGACCTTGAACTTGACCTCTACGGCGGCTCCCTCGACAGCGCTACGCGCTGGCTCGATGGGTCCGGTGGCGCTGCGGATGCATATCCGGGTAGCCTCACGCCGTTCTCGGCAACCAACGACGACACGACGAACACGGCTGGCCGTGGACTCAAGTTGGTCGTCGGTACCATCACCCTTCTGCAGGACAACAACGCCTTCACCATCGGTGGAGACGCTGACACCGTCCACGCCATCGTGGTCGGAAGCAGCGGTGTTGCAGCAAAGGCGGCGTCTGTGGACGCTGGACTCGGCACGGGTATCATTACCTTCGCTGCTGAGGGGACCTTCGCAGCCGGTACCAAGGCCGGGTTCATGGCTATTGTGTCCTGAGGTGAGCATTCGTGCCCACCCTGACCTATGTAGGTCGCCACTATGAGCGTCGCCGCCCCGATGGGGCTGGCACGTTCATTCGTGGTGAACCCCTTGAAGTAACAGACGAGTGGTTGGCAGAGTGGTATCACCGCCTCCCTGAGTCCCACTTCCTCATCGACGGTCACAGTGTGACCTTCGACAAGGGAGCGGACAACATCCCAGACGACGGCTGGTCTCGAAAGGACATCATGTCGTGGCTCAGTGAGCGAGCAATCTCTCGCCCCGCTGGCTACGTATCGAAGACGGCCGCTCTGAAACTCGTCCAGAAGCATCTGACAGCCCCAGCAGAAGAGGCACCTCCGGTTGAGGAGCCCGTTGTTGAGGAAGAAGTTAATGAACCCGAAGTCCTTGCGACAACTGTAGGAAGTGAAGAATAATGGCGATTGGATTTGATGAGCGACCGAGTATTATTGGAAACCTGATGATTGTGACTGGAACTTGGGAAAACGGAGACACGAGCATTGACCTCTCTGGATTTCTGAGCGAGGTCTTGATGGCTACCGTTATCCCTTCGTCGGCGACCGAGCAGGCTAACCCTGTTGGTATTGTTGGTACGACAGTCCATTTCACTGAGACTGGTACCGACGATGGTGTTTGGTTCGCAATCGGTCGCCGCTCCTGATGCGGTGATTGAATGGCAAACCTGACCCCGAAGTACAAGGTCGTTGGACCGTTCGCTCCAACCGATTTCACGGACCCGAGCGCGTTGACCACTGCGATTGAGACGGCTGTCGGTACGATTGCTGACGCTACTTCGGCCACCAGTCTGATTGCTTCAGACCCGCTGGTTGTTCTTGGCAACATTTTCATCATCGTGGCTTACGTGTGATGGCCATGGCCTTCGACGTCAGAAACATCGACTTGAGCGACATCGCCCGCTCTGAGAAAGAGGGCGTTCGCCTCGGTGGCGGTGGATTCATTGACGACAAAGAGCACCCGTTGAAAGGGGTCACTTCTTCTCAGCGTAATCGAAATCGAGATATTGGAGATGTGCTCAACATAGGTTCAGGTACGCGGTGCCGACATTGCGGATTCCTCCACTTTCTGTGGAGGGAGACGTGCGGTAACTGTGAACGCCCAATGGAATACAACCTCGGACATCGAGACGAAAGCAGGAGAATGTGAATATGAGTCGTATACTCGTTAAAGCAATCAAGCCCCATCGCCAGAAGATTCTGAATGAGGCTGGCGATGAGATGCGCCTTCAACAGTTTGCGAACCGAAGAGCCTCGGCTGAGGGCCTTGGTGCTGGCGACCAATTCGTGATGCGACGTGATGAAATCATGCGAGATGCTCTGATGAATCCAGAGAGGTACAACATCAAGTTCCTCGATAATCGTATTCCATTTGAAGGGATGGAACCTTTTGAGGAGCGCACTTCAGTTCCGGATGTTGAGGCTGAGCGGGCATCAATGGAGGCCCAGAGCGAGCCTGAGAGCGTTCCTACACCGGCACTCGGTGCTGACCCCATCATGGAGTCCCCTAACCGACAAAGTTCGTTGATGGAATTCCGAGATGAGGAAAGTGCGAGGAAGCGACCCGGTGTAGACCTCTTCGACGCCGAAGGTAAGTTGAAGGGTCACTTTATGGGAATGAATGATGCGTGGTCTCTTTTGAAGAGGGAGTGAAATGAATGCCCGCAGTGTTCAGCCCCGGTGAACCAGAGACTCGCCCGTTGGACCCTACGGCTATCGTATACACAACCGCTCAGAAGGTAGCGGACCTTCTCGACATCGGACCGGCAGAAGCAGTTGCCGTCAGCGCAAACAGTGAGACTGGTGCAGTCTTCGTGACAGGTGCTGATTACCGAAGCATCGGCTTCTCAGTCGATGACAAGATTCTGATTTACAGTGATGCTGACCCACTTGGTCAGACTGCAACTATCTCCAGCATCACTTCATCAGCATCTGGTGTGAAGTTGAATTTCACAGACATCACACTCACAGCGGCCGACTTTGAGACCGCTGACAACACGTACGTGCAGAACAAGGCGTCGTTCACCAACGGTCGAACGCGAGGCATGACCAAGGCCAAGGTGGAGAATCTCATCCTCAAGATGCAAGACCGCATCGACAACATCACCCACAACGCATGGCGACCCTATCTCGTTAGTGCGGAATACATCAACTTCGACACGTACAAGCCGTATCGTCGCCGTTACTACACCGATTACGTAGGTACGGCACCCCTGTTGTTCCGCAATGTTCAGCAGATTCTGCGACTGGAACTCTGGCAAGGCAGCGATTACCGAGAGATTGGAGCGGCTGAGGCTCGCATCAAGTTCAACGATGTGAGTGACCTTGCATCATCTGGAATCTACATCTCACCCGGCAACGGAAGCGTCGCCATCATCGAGCAAGGCACTGCTACGAATCAGTGGCGTGACGACTTCGATGCTGGCACGGTGGCTCAGAACCTTGCTGACCTCATCAACAAGGAGGACCGTGTCGGCAAGACCATCGTCGAGTTCAATCCTGCTTTCACGCTGGAAGGTCTGTCATCGAACGTCGGTTTGCACAACGAATTCTTTGCTACAGCAAACGCTGACTACGGTACGGGTGTGGTCAAAGTCACCAGTATGAGACCCGTCAAGGGTGGTGAGACTTGCACCATCGTGGCAACCAACAGCGACATCACCATTGAGCAGACGAGTAAAACGAGCACCGCGGTGACTGGTGGAGTCGTTACGAGCACCATTACCACCGCTGGGAGTGGGTACTCCGCTGGGACATTTGGCACCACGGGTGGTAGTGGTAGCGGGCTTGAGGTCACTGTCACCGTCGCAGGGGGCGCTATCAGCGCCGTGAGCGCCATCGCTACCGCTGGCAGCGATTACAAGAAGGGTGATGTCGTCACTATTGATAGCGGTAATGAGGATGCTACACTCACCATCAGTAGTATCAACGCTGTGGACGGAACGACCATTACTGCTACCGATACTGGTAGTTTCGTACACGCTGGTGTGGTTTTGATTGGCTCCGAAGTCTTCTCTTACACCGGTAAAACAAACACATCTTTCACTGGTTGCACCAATGTGGAGGGCACTCCGCTAACAACTTTGGCCACCTACACTGGGAGCGATTCCTTTGAGCAACACAAGTTCACCGTTGACCTGCAAGGTGGGAGCAGTAGCGGAGACAACGCTCGACTGCGCGACTGGTGGATGGACCACGAGATGGGCATCATCTACTTCAACAACTCATATCCATTCTTTGAGTGGAACGCCGTGAAGACCGCTTACATCTACGGCGAGCGATATGTGGAGAAAGCCATTGAGGATGTGTGTACCAAGATGGTCGCTATCGACCTGCTTCTGTCTGATGACCGTAGCGTTCTCATCCCCGAAGGGACGCAGAACATCGACCTTGCGAGCAAGGTGCAACTGTATCAGGCTGAAATCGACAAGACGCTGCCGAAGTACATTGAGATGGTGCTGTTTGAATGACCGGCATCGTCGAGAAGACTGCGGTCAAGAATCTGGCAGAACGCATGTATGCTGAACTCAACGAGATTCTGGCAAAGGACCTCGGGGCTCAGCGCGAACTTTCTGAGAAGTTCAAGGATAGTGACGATGCCCTCCGCACACAGTTGGAGCGTATCGAGGCCAGCGCTGCCGGTCTGTCATCGGATGGTACCTCATATCGCGATGCGAAGAGTGGACGTAAAGCCAGCGAGGCGCAAGTCGACTCACTTGAGCAGAGCATCGACCAAGCCATGCTCAGACAGAATCCAGATGTTGAGCGTGCTCTTCTACAGTATCGGGGCAACAAGTTTGAGATTCTTGAACTCCAGAAAATCAAGGCTGCGATTGACGCCAACCCGCGCCTCGGGAGGAAGAGATGACCGGCACGACGTCCAAGGAGGCCATCGACGTTGTGGTCGAGTTGTTGCGGGATAGTTGGAACCGCTCCAAGACCAGCAACCTCCGTCCGGTCGTCGTGGACATTGCGAATACTACACCTGAGCAGGCCAAGCGTATCGATTTGCAGAAGAGCGACTTCATCCTCGTGTACGAGACGGCGCACAATGAGGAAGCGCCGGAGTTGTTCTACGACTTCGTCACGACTCGTGTGAACATAACGGTTGACATGAGAACTGTTAAGGGACGAAAACATCTGCAAGACCTTGAGAACGAGGTCCGCAGGCTGGTCCACACGAAGCGCAAGGGGGATGGTACGAACTTCGATAGGATGGTGTTCAAGACCCGTACGGACTTGAGCGACCGCAGCAAAATCCTCTTTCGTATGACGTTCCAAATCGAAGTCGTAACGTTCGCAGAAGACATTACAGGGTGAAGAAAGATGCCGAGCACAGTATACAAGGGAGACTTGGCAGAAGTTGCGTTCGCCCCGGAGACGGGTCTGACGATTTACGGACATGATGCTACCATCACACTTGGGGCGACTGCCAACCAAAATGATGTCACAACCATCACCTTCTCTGCTGAGGTCAACATGACGCTGTTTGAAGAAGATAATGACAAACTGAAGTATCCGAAGAACATTCTCGTTGGCTCTCAACTTGTCTTCAACAAGGGAAGTTCTGGTAACCTCAATGATGCAGACAGAGCAAGCGAAGGTGCTGTTTTCACGATTGTTGAGAACGATGGTGTGACGCTCAAGTTCACCCCAGCAGCGAAAACGACGGGTGCACTCCACAGTTCTGATTCGATGACCATTCTTCCTTACAAGACGGTCCCAATGGACACCGCAAATCACACTCGCCACGCTGACGATACTTCGGCCCCCTCGGAATCTGCTTTGATTGACCAGTTCCTTGGAATCACGACCGCTCTGACACTCCCTGAGACGAAGGTTGACCTGAAGCGCTATCACGTTGTTGGTCTGGGGCGAGATGCAAGCGTCTTGGCACCGGGTAAGTTCACCACAGAGGGTGGCTCATTTGAGGTTGCCATGCACTCTGCACGATGGCTCAAGTACTGTCTTGGGCAAGAAATCATGCATTTCACGGGTAGTGCTTCGGATACGACATCAACGTTGAACGCAGATGCGAGGGCCGGTCAATCATTCATTGAGGTCGCAAGTGCTGACGGTTTCGCTGTCGGTAAGTACGTGCAGATTCTTGAGACTGCAACAGTCCCCATCGTTAGCGACCATGAGCCTGATGGTGGCACTTGGAATGGTTCCATCTCTGGCGACTACGATTTCGATAAGGCAACCGTTGTTGAGGTTCGACGTATTATCGGAGTCAAAGAGGGTGGTGAGCGCATTTACCTCGATGAACCCCTAACGTACAACTTCGCAACCGGAAAAACTGTTGAGGTGCACGAATACGGTACACCCGGTACGAACCCACCCACTATTGGCGCTACAGGTACCATCACAGACCCGGTCAATCACTTGATTTACTCTCGCTCTACGGTGCCTTCGTTCTGCATGGAAGTCTCTCACCGAAGGCGAGACGTTGATTCCACGACAGGACCTGACGGTGGTGCAGGTGACTCCAAGGAACTCACCCGCATCTACCGAGGATGTAAGGTGACGGACTTTACGTTGACCACGGACAACGATGCCGCACTGCGACTCAACGTGAACTACAACGCCGCCCTCGTCTACACCGATACTGGGCGTATCGATACAGTAGGTAACAGTTCTCGATACAACCCTCACCGCATGTTCGATGACACTGCGAGCACTGATACAGACCGACTCAAGTCAGGTATCGGTGTATTCACCCAGAAACCCTTCATGTTCTACAATGGTAGTATACGCATGGCAGGCGTGCAAATCGGACAGATTCAGTCATTCACTCTGTCCGGTAGCAACGGTATGCAGGCGTTCCACACACTCAACGGCTCAACACAAGCATCGTCAACCGCTACGAGTCAAGTGCCCTTTGGAGGTTCACGTAATACCAGTGTGATGGTTGAGGGTCAGACAACGTATGACCTCAGTATGGAAATCATCGTTGATGACCCCATCTTCTATCATGAGATGCGCAGTGCGAACTTCTTCAGTGTCAATGAAGAGGGCAGCACCGATAATCAGATTCGGATTGATTTCGTCAAGCAACAGACTGGCTCTACCGCCTCTGCTGACCTTGAGCGTCTCACGGTTCTGATTGATGATTACTACATCACAGAAGCACCGCTTCAGATTCCCGAAGACAAGGGTCCGGTGCGCTCCAGCCTGAAGGTCGTCCCCAAGGCAATCAAGGTGCTCGCTCGGGATACTATTCTCAAGTACTGAGGTGAACAAATGAAGTACGACATCGGTCAAGCGCGCCGCCTTGGAATCGAGCAATACGCCGTTTGGCTCTGCCAAGTGAACGGTGTTGGATACTCTGATGACATCCCCACTGTGGATGTTTCGCAAGTGCACAACTGGGTGCGGCAACAACTTTCACCGGAAGAGAACGTAAGCGTTGAGGCTCCAGTGGAAATCCCAGTTGTCGGTGTGGCTGAGTCAGTGTTCCCTGAGGACCTCGGCTACAACGCAATGACCGTGGTTGAACTCCGAGCGCTCTGCAAAGAGCGAGACTTGCCGGTGTACGGCACCAAGGCGGAAATCGTGCTCCGCCTGAAACAGCACGACGAAGGACTCGTAGCATCCGAAGACGAAGCCGAAGGCCCCGCTGAAGCGGCCCCTGAAGTTGAGTCGGAAGCCCCCGCCGAAGAGGTGGCCGCATCCGTTGGAGATGAATTGAATGACAGTGGTGAAAGACAAGAACCAGTTTTTGAGGAAGAATGACGACACGAAGCACTTGATTCGGGTAGACCCGGATGACCCTGACGCGGTCATTGAAGTGTGGGTGCGTGATATTACGTTCCTCGACATCCAAGCCGCTGCTCAGAAAATGCTCACCAACGATGGAGGCCAAGTCGGTCTCAGCCTTGAGGGCTACTGGAACCATGCGTTCAGCAACTGGGTGACCAAGAGCAACCCACATCTCAGCGAGGATGACTTGCTGAACCTCAATGCGTATGTCGGAGACAACCTCAGCAAGGTTCTCCCTCAACCTAACGATATCGCGGAGGCCCTCCAAGGGGGGTTTACGAACGCCGCCGAGTGACGGTGGCGAGGTTCCTCGATAAGTCAAAGGTTGAGACGGCTGAAGATTACGCATTGCAGGTGGAATTGTGGGCGTATATCATAGCGAAACACTTCGGCATATCGTTGCTGGAAGTGTACGCTATGCCTCAGGACATCTTCACTCAGTCACTGGTCTGGGCAGCGGTCATGGACGAAGAGAAGAAGAATGAGACACAACGTGCGAAACAACAGGCGAGGAGCAACGGCAACGAAACAGTGAGACTGGACTACAGCAGTATATTGGATAGGTGACGAGATGGCAGGCATTCTGAGCGTTCTGAACTCCGCCAACAACACGGTTGGTGGAATCTTCGGCACCATCAATGACATGCAGAAATTGGTCGGTGAGTTCTCTTGGAGTGGTCTGCTTGACGCCATCATACCTGACTGGCTCCAGAACACGATGGACTTCATCACCGGAAGTGGCGACTACGAGGGAATGTCTCTCAGTGAGCGTATTGATACAGTGTTCACCGTACCTGAATGGCTCCAGAACGTCTACGACTTCCTCACAGGAGGCGGCTCATACACCGGGATGTCTCTCAGTGACCGAATCAGTACCGAGTTTGAGGTCCCTGAGTGGCTTCAGAGTGTATACGATTTCCTCACAGGAGGTGGTGATTACGAGGGGATGACCCTCAGTGACCGAATCGGTACCGAGTTTGAGACTCCAACTTGGTTGAGTAGCATCTTCAACTTCATCTCTGGCTCGGGAGACTACGAGGGAATGAAACTCAAGGACAGAATCAACACTGAGTTTGAGACTCCAACTTGGTTGAGTAGCATTTTCAACTTCATCAAAGGAGAATCAGGGTTTGCTGGCAAGTTGAAAATCAAGGACAGATTGGATTTGAGTTTTGAATTGCCAACTGCATTCCAAACCATCGTTGATTTCTTCAAAGGTGAGGCTACTTTCAGTGAAGTCAAGTCCGACATGACCGGTTGGGTTGCTGGAATCGGTGAGAGTCTCGCAGCACGCTGGAACAGCATCATGGATTTGATGTCATTCTCCAAGGACATCCAAATCTTCGGTGAGACCTACTCACTGGGCCTTGACCTCAGCGAT